ATGATATGGGAACCAAAATGATTACGCTAACTGAAAACGCACAAAAGAAAGTACAATCAATTTTACAGAATGAGGGTGCTGAGGCTCGGCTACGTATGCTAGTGCAAGGTAAAGGTTGTGCCGGACTTACATATGGTTTTGAAATCACCGACGAAGTAGAAAAAGATGACACTGAAATTGACGCAGGATTAGTCAAAGTTGTCATTGATGAGTTCTCAATGCCATACCTACAAGGCTCAGTAGTAGATTTTGTAGACGGATTAACGGGTTCAAGATTTGATATTAAGAACCCCAATGCTAAAAGTTCATGCGGATGTGGAGATAGTTTCAATCCTATTTGATAAATACTATCATAAGGATTGAAAATGAGTATACCTGGAAGACAAAATATCAATGTCGGTTTGCCTAACGAATCGGCAAACAGTGATAGCCTATATACTGCTTTTACTAAAACTCAAGAAAACTTTGCTAACTTATTTGACCTCTCCAGCCCCTATAACACGTTTACAGCAGGTGCAGGAATAACTGCTAGCTCAAACGCTACTACAGGAATAGTGACGATCACAAATACCGGTGTCACGAATATTATTGCCGGGCTTAATATTACTATCACTCCCAAAGATGCCAATGGTAATGTAACCATTAGTGCAACTGGAACAGGTGGCAGCGGGTTGTCTAGTGTTGGTGTTAACCCTGTTAGTACTAGTCGATTAGTCGTAACTAATACTCCTCTTGTAACAAACGGAAATATGACAATTGATTTGGCTACCTCCGGCGTTACTGCTGGGACATATAACAATCCTACATTAAATGTAGATAGCTACGGTAGAATTACCAGTGCAGCTAACGGAAATATTGCAGGAACCGTAACTAGTGTAGGTTTAGTTACCACTCTCGGATCCGGCATTCAGATAAGCGGCGGCCCTATTACTGGCGCCGGCAATATTACAGTAACTAACACCGGTGTAACAAGAATAAACCCAGGTCCAGGCATCGTGGTTTCAGGTAGCACCGGTGATGTTACCATCTCTGCTGCTGGTTTGGGCGGAACAGTAACTTCGGTTGGAATAACAAGTAGCACATTGAATGTCACCGGTAGTCCAGTTGTAAGCTCAGGAACTATGAGTGTAGAATTGCCTGCTTCTGCAACATTCACCGGCACAGTAACTTCTGCTAGATTAAGACTTTCCGGTAGTGAAGATATTGCATCCGGTGCCGCTGCTAATTTGCTACTAGATACGAGTTATTTTACTACTACTACCGCAGAAACAGCAACACTGGCAGCAGGTACTGCCGGACAAATTAAAAAGTTTGCGATGTTTGGTGATGGCGGGGACATGGTAATCACTGTTACAAACGCAGGCTGGAAGAGTTCTGGTACTGGTACAATGACATTTAACACTATTGGGCAAGCATGTACACTACAGTACATCAATAACAAATGGTTCTGTGTCGGTAATAACGGCGTAACTTTCGCATAATAAAAACAACATAGGAAGTATAAAATGGTTGACAGCATTAAGATTACAGCATTACAAGACATAGGTGCAAACATTGCCTATACCACATTAGTTCCAGTAGTGAATATGGCAGGAACTCCTACTACGCAGAAGGCTAATCTACAGAACTTAGGCAATCTAATTCTAAACGGTGCAGGTGGTTCGTACTTTGCTCGTGCTGCTCAAGCTAATTTAGCGTTATCAGTTGTTAATGCTGCACAGTCAAACATTACGAGCGTTGGTACATTAACTACCCTTGCTGTAACCGGAAACATTACTGCTGGTAACATCAACGGTGGAAATATCGTTGTAGCGAACTTCTACTACGGTGATGGTAGATTCTTGACAAATGTAGTAGCAAATGGGTCATACAGTAATAGTAATGTTGCTAACTATCTTCCTACATTTACCGGAACAGTAGGCGCAAACAGAATTTCATCTAATACATTATCAGGAAGCAATGTAGAAATTAACGCAAACGGCGCAGTGTTTATGTTTGGGCAAGGAGGTGCATTAGAATTTCCGGCCCCTCCTGGAATTCTTTGGGCTATTGAACCCAACAGTGAAAGTGAATTTGAAATTAAAAGTACGAGTAATGTAGTTATTTCTACTGATACTAGTAATATCAACGCACATTTCACCTTTGACAGTGAAGGGATTTTTACTGCACCGTCTAATGTTAACTTATTAGGTTCAAGATTAAATGTTGGTCCTGACGCGGCAACCGCAGGAAACCTATTGAACCCAACATTAGTCATTGCTAATACCGGTGCACAATATATTCAGGCCGCAATCATTAATAATGACGGTGCCGGTTCAAGTGACTGGTCTGCTGATGGCGCAGGCGGTAGCGATGATGAAGCCTGGACTGATATGGGTTTTGCTGGATTTAGCTTCAATGACGCTAACTTTACTATTACTGAACCCGGTGATGGGTATCTATTCGTTCAAGCATATGCTAACGGTCTCGGTGGCAATATGGTTCTTGCTACCGGCGATCATAGTAACACTGCTGACATTATCTTTGCTACTGGTGGCTTCCTAGCTAACAATGAGTTTGCTAGAATAGATCACGCTAATGATGTATTCCACTTAACTCGTGCAAACTCAGGTATTCAGTTCTCAGATGGCAGCATCCAAACAACTGCCGGCGGTGGTGGTAGTACAGGCAATGTCACATTTGCTAATGTTACTGTTCAAGGTGCGGGCGCACAATTGTTCTTAAGCCCAGACTCAACATTTACTGCTAACTTGGCATATGTAAGAGTTCGTGCGGGTGATGTAGCAAGTCATATTCATATGGATACCGGCAACAATGAAGCATACGATTTAATCTTAGGCGATGATAGCAAATTTGTTCAAGTAAGCAGCACTGGTAATATCATCATGTCATCATATGACGGTAACACTTCATATGCAATGACGCTTGATACTACTGGTAACTTAATCCTAGCAGGCGGCAACAGTGTAATTAGCAGCATTGCTAACAGTTCATTGGATCCAGTAAATCCAAATGTCAGCACAATGATCTTTACACCGGATCCTGGTTATAGTTCACAGTCACTAGTGCTTGATCCAACTAGTCCTGGTCATATTCACTTACGATCACCAGGTACAAACATTGAGGAACCACTTGCTAATATATTCTTAGGAGGTGAAAATTCAAGTTTTGAGGTAGGTTACTATAACGGCAGCGCTCCTAATGTATTTGTTCACAGCGGTGGTAACACTTGGACATTTGATACTACTGGTAACCTAACTACACCAGGCAACTTAGTAATTGGCCCAGGACCCGGCAGTGGTTCAAGTATACTACAATATGACGATGTTCTACAAATTGTAGGAGAAGGTGCTAACTCCGCTATAATAATGGGTTGGGCAGCAAATCAAAGCGCACCCGATAGTATTGCATTAATAGGAATGAATACCCCATTTGCTAACGGTGTTAGCAATGTAACGATTGCTGTAGGTAATAACGCAACTACAGTAAACTACTGGAACTTTGATAGCACGGGTAATCTGACACTTCCTGGTAACACAGTAGCAATCAACTTTGCTAATGGTTCAGCCGCATTGAGCAATCTAGTACAATGGACTACTGCTCCTGTAGCAAACACAAGTGCAGGAACAGCAGGACAAGCTGCATATGATAGTGGTGGCAATCTCTATGTTTGCGTAACTACAAACACTTGGGCTAAGTTCTCAGGAACAACTAGCTGGTAATAAGAAAGCCCCCGAAAGGGGGCTTTCTAATTATTCTTTCGGAAGTGAATCTACTTCTTCAAGCAAGGTCTGAACCTCAGTCAAATCTCGGCATACCAACTTTGCAGTAGCCCAATCATCTTCTGCATTCTTGCCTGAAACTTCAACCATATATGCGTTGTCATAAAAATAAACGCTGACACACTCGCCAACCTTAGACAGCTTATCGCTGACCTTTGAAATACCCTTAGCCATTAATCGTCTCCAAAATATCTGCAACCGTCACATCCTTGCGCGGTCGGTTCTTAATTGCGTCAAGTGAAACCGTACCCTTCACCTTGACTGTACCTGAACCCTTGCGGGCTTCACGTTCTTTGTCCTCAAGCGTATCTTGAATCGTTGCTTGATCGTCCTCTGATGAGAACTCCTTACAAGTCAACATATACTTGAGTGCTTCAATCTTAGTCATAGGATTAGGCAACTCAACAAAGTCAATACGACTTGCGCCGCCCTTAGCAAACTGCTTCACACGACGAACCATGTCATCAGTGAAACGAACTTTAACATTGCCACCGTGGTCAGTAATACCAACGACAGTGAACGTGTTTCCAGTAATTCTAAAATTCATAATATCTTCCTTATCGCACAAAATTGTACATTATTATAGTTAACACAAAAGGTACCCAAAGTCAACAACTTTGGGTACCCAAAATACATTAGTTTACTAAATTTGCACCTTCGGACATGAGCGAAGGCCCGTAAAGTGCCTTTGCGAGTTCAATAGCCCGAAAGTTGTTTTCTGCTCGTAGTTCTACCCGCATGGGCATTCCAGACGAATTCTTAATATAAACCCAAAAAGTACGCATATTAATTTACTCCTGCTAGAATGCCAATAAAGGCAATCAATGCGACAAATCCAACAATCTCCCAATATGCGGGAGTCTGCTTGTACACCCAAAACATTAGACGCTCAAACATTTACTTCTCCAAAACATAGGGCTTGTTCCACTTGCCCAAATTAATGTCAATGTAATGACTGCAATGAAAATAGTCAGTCATAGCATCCGAATGATCAAAGAACTTCGGACCCTTCATCGCAGCAATGACTTCTGCGAAAAACTTTTTAGCTTTTCCGGTGTAATGTGAATCAGTGTGATAGACATTGACCTGATTATAATGCGAACCAGTTACGCTACTAGCATCAAAGTCAATCTTACCTGACTTGATAGTGAGAGCGAGGGTAGAATGATTCCGAACAGAGAGCGAACCCTTAAGACCATACTTCTTGAGAATGGTCTTGATTACGGGGGCGAGTTCAGACTTCATTTCTTGTGAAACATATGCCATTTTGTATCTCCGTTTTCTCAGCTTATAATTAACTATATACCCATATTATGGGTAAGTCAACCGAAAAATGACCTTTATGCAAATTCTTTTTCATAAAGCTTGAACCCAACCGTGTCACATACATAGATGTTACCGTTTATAACAAAGAGGTCACCAATCATTGAACTACGATGACCGTACTTGCGGCCACCGACTGTCACGAGCGGCATAAGAACTTCAACATTCTCGCTGAAATCTTCGTTATGCTCACCATCTTCGAAAGTTGGGCCCATGCTCCACGAACCAAAAATGTTCTGTGTGCGAGTAAAAGCATATTCACACGCATCTAGATCCGCTTCTTTAAAGCCCAGCTGGTGTTTGGGGACATTCACGAGAGCAACAGTGTCCATTGCATTCGTAGTAGCATCAAAATGAACAACCTTGACCAACATATTGTATCTCCGTTTTCTCAGCTTATAATTAACACTACACTAGTTTTGGGTAAGAGTCAACCAAAAAATCACCTTAGGTTATATTTTTTTGATAATTCGTTATGACCTGCTATTGCTGCCTCTTCGGTATCATACCGGGCTAAAACCTCGCTTCCATCTTTACGAAAGATGCAGCTTTCATAAATTGTACCGTCCAGCGCGGGTAGTAATACCGTAGATAAAAAGGTTTCGTCATCCCGCAAAATACCAAATATATCGTCGGTATCCCGACTAGTCATTTGCCATAATATGTCAAACATCAATACAACCTTACTACTTAATAGCGAAAATAACGAGGCTCACCGTAACGGAAGCTTGCGGGTCTCTCGTTCTTGAGGATTTCAAAGACTCGGTTCTTTTCAAGTCCGGGCCAATCACCTGCGAAAAACTTAACATCATAGCCATAACGATTATCGCTAGTGCCGCCACCAGAACCAGTATGGATGCCGATGTTGCGGAAAATATCACTACCGAACCCAAGGTCATGACTAAGCTGAAACTCAATACGTCCGCCCCAACCCGGATATCCGGTAGGCTTATCTTTGTCTCGGCCCCAATTAGAAATGCCGCCGCGCGGGCAACTGTGACTGTTGCTTACGGAGTCAGACCAGCTAACATCAAGATAGGTCATCTTGATCCAAAACTTGTCACGAAGATGCTCACGGCGATCACGCCAGCCAACACGACCATTGTGAACGATACGGTCAAAGAAAAACTCAGGATGAGTTTCAATCCACTCAATAATCTTTTCAAAGCTATCCTGATTAGTCAGCTCCTCAAAGACCTTACGCTGGATACGAGCGCGGATAGCACGGTGAATGCGATCTTCACGCAGAACCTTAAGGTGAGTCACATAAGACTTCTTAGTGGAGAAAATCCTATCGGTCCACGGGCACTTAAAGGCAGTAGCAACCTTAGCGTCCTCAATCGGGATGAGTACACCATTACCTTTATATGCTTTAATCTTAGGCATTAGTAAAACTTCCAACCAGAGATAGGAGAGAACCAAGCAACGAGGGCGCCGTCAAGCAGCACTACAGCTTCAAGACAAGCCTTCTTGACTGCTTCCATAGCATCATGAAGGGAGTCGCCGATATAAACATCGTTGCCGAAGTTGACGAGAGTGGACTGATAAATGTTAGGCATATTAGTTAACCTTCTCAAGCAGTGCGTCAAATTGGTCTTCAATCCAATTCACTCGGCCCTCAGTAGTGGTAATGTCAGCAGGGTCAAGAATGTTGTCAACAACCCACAACCACTTGTCAATGGTGCTGTTGTATGCTAGGGCGTTGTCAAGAGTGATATACTCTGCTACACGGTCACGAAACGACATGTTACTATCTCCTTAATTGAGGATTTCAGCAGCGACCAATTCACGTTCGCAACGTTTAGCCCACTTCTTGAAAGAAGCAGCAGAGAGTTCGCTGAACCGAAGTCCATATGCGTACATCTGTTGAGAAATTTCATAAACTTCGGTTGAAGAAGTGCGACCAGTAATCGCAGCGATATTTTTTTCAAAACCGTTCATATCAGTATCTCCTTGCTATATATTCACTATAGCAAAATGGGTAACTAATGTCAACCGAAAAATGACCTTTTAGTAAAATATTATAATTCTATACCTTGATATCGGATAGTAGCAACACCGTGGCTATCATTTTCGCCGGGCACACCGCCGATGATTTCTGCAAACTTTTTATTCCACTTAATGACGTTACGGGTTACCTTATTTCGGTCTATTAAATTTTGGTGAGTAGCCCACAAATCAACTGTCATGCGATGCGTATCTGCTGTTTCCTGAAAAATGGTTTCCCAACCAAAACTTCTAAAACGTTTTTCTAACGGAAGTCCTAAATTATTAAAAAGATTGTGTTTATAAAAAGGATCGTCAGAATGGGTTTTAAGATGCTCATTGATGAACATCAAATTAGAATCTATGCTATGTGATATCATGTTTCCTATACCAGTTATACCTTTATCTCGCATATATTGATCAAAGCACATATGATCGTGCCGATGCGGGCTATACACTTTTCTTTCTATATTATTTTGAGGCCAGGCATAATCTCCGCCGATGACAGGAAACGACGAACACTGCTCTAACAACCACAACAATGTTGCAGTGGGGAACCTATTGAATTTGTAGGAATCCATATATTGAATATGGTCACCATTGTTGTAAAACTTATCAATGTTCAAATCAACTATAGTATGCTGAACATTATGTTCCCTGCAAAATTTTTCAGCATAGTATAAGTCTCTTACGTTGATAGGTGCGCCGCCCATCAGCAATCTTAGGGTCATTGCTTTGACAGGTATATTTCTGTCTAAACATACCTTAATAATACACTCACTATCTGCACCACCGCTATAGAAGACTTCTATAGGTAAATTGGCACCGCTCAAATGCATTTCAAATGCATCGTGAATGGTGTTAACGTTTCTACTCTCAACGTCAAGTAATTCTAACGTAAAAGTATTACTCTCTTGTCCAAAAGTTAGGGTGTGTTTTCTGTAATTGTCTATTCCAGAATACCAAGTTTTTGTAGTCATCAGCTATTTAATCTGGCATTACTTGCGACTCTCAAGGATAAAGTCACGAACACGCTCACGGTCAATGCTATCATACACAGGCTCTTCACCGTGACTGCGATACATTTTTTCAAGCTTACGGGTAGCATCAATGACTTCGGCCTGAGTAGCGTCTACGTCTTTGTAGATGCCATCAACTCCGTTATAGAAGCTAAGCACATAGCTGACAAAATCTTCGTTACCCATAAAAAATCTCCTTAGAAGCTATATTATGACTATAGCACCAAGGAGACCTTTTGTCAACCGTTTTTTTTTACTTTTTTGGATTCTGATTTACAAAATCATACATCTTTTGAGCGGTCTCAAGGACCTTATCAAGACCAGGAAACTCCGGAACAGAGACTTTGGTAACAATCTTACCATCGTCATCCTTCGCTTGCGATACTTCCCAGCCAAACAGTTTAGCTTTATATTCTTCAATGACTAGCTTTTCTGCTAGACCTAAAATATCAGAACGGATTTCATATCCATTCTTATTGAACTTAATCTCAGGAAGTCCCGGAATCTTGTTATCACTCATAATATATTTCCTTATAAAATGGTTGTAATGAATGCGTAGGTTAGAACCATCATCCCTGAAATCGTGGTGATGAATCCGGCCCGCGCCGCATATAGTGCTTTATTTGTCATTATTACTTTTCTTCTTTCTTCTTCTGTGTGTTAAAAATAGCCTTTGCAGCTTCCTGCATAGACTTTGCGGTTTCTGTATAAAATGATTTATCAGTAACAGTTTTATGCATATTGCTGGCAGTAGTAAAACCAACCTCAATTGCTTTCTTAGTATACTCGGTTTGAGCATCTACAAAATCATGCATATTTTTTGCTAGACCTTCATGCTTTACAAAAGTATCTACAAAAATCTTCTTTGAAGCTTGGATAGCCTCAGCGGTATTTTCAATCAAAACTTTAATCATTGATGGTCTCCTTAGTTGCAACGACCGAGAAGGTCTCGGCTGTCAAAAAACTCAGACTTGCTAAGACCATTGCTGCGATCCTTATCAGCATAGCTAAAGAACTTAGGCTGAGTGCGGCATCCTGCGCCAGTTAATTCAGTAAGGGAGATTTCCCCGCTAGTGTCTGCATCAAGCTTGGTGAACAATTCAGTCTTCCAAGAAGCGAGTGCTGGGGTTGATAGTGTGAGGGCCATAAGCAGGCCGATAGTGATATTCTTCATAATTTTTTCCTCTGTGTGTGATGTAGCTGTTGCTACGTTTTATTTATGCTGCAAGTGCGAACAAAAACAAATACTATTTAACCGAATCTAGGTAGCTTTGAAAGTCTCCATATAGTGTCATCATCATCGCTATTCTATGATCATAAAGTTTAATATACGGTTGTTTCTTGCCATTGTCAAGAAGTTTAACGCCGATGTAATAAGGACATTTAACCTTTTTATCAAGCATTAGTGTATATTTCCCCCAATTACTTCCCCCTGTAGTACCCTTGGGAGGAATAAAATTGAAGTCATAATAAGCTATCTTAGCTCTATCAAATGCAACCATACCAACATCAGTAAGCCGTAATCCGGAACCAACTCTTCCTGTAACAAACCAATCAAATACTAACTTATCTGGTGCAATGTCCTTCCAAGGAAAATCTGGATCATCCTTAGCTTCATTTAGTATTAGTTTTACTATTTCAATTTTGGTCTTGGGATAAGTCATCGGGGTAGACCGTTCTACCGCTGTTCATAAACACAACAGTAAACTTATCAGTCTTGAATTGCGCATTCAACTTTCTGCACAGATTTCTAGCATGACCTGGATTTGAAAAGCTTGTTTTCTTGTATTTGGGAGCCACATCATTAGCTAAGTAATGCGAAGATTTCAAGTTGATTGGCTGGTCGTCATAGAACACCGCCCAAATACCCGCAGCCTCAACGATTTGGTCGCACTTGTATGTCTTCTTATCTACATACTCTACTATTACGGTAGCTTGAGTTCTGCTCATTAGAATGAACCACCCTTAATCTGAACATTAATTATCTCGTTTTTGTCACTATTGCTTGATAATTCATGTAAGTCCGCTAAAAGTCTAGTAATGTCATCCCTAAGCCCACGAGCATCCACAATGGACAGAACAATGTCTTTGTTCATTTTGGATTCTACCACGGACATTTTGTCCATAAACTTCTTAATATGCAACATGATCTATGTATTTATCATGCTTTCTGCTTCTGCTTTGGTTTTAAAGGGTCCTAAATATTTATACCGTTGTATGAAGATATACTTAGGACATAGCTGCACGGATTTAACTCCGTTTTGATCAACGACAAAGTATCCAGCAGTATGCAAGCATTTACTTTTTTTAGTTTTCGTAAATAAATGAAGCCCTCGGGTAACGTCATATACTGAATTATATACTCGTGCAGTAGTAGGATATTCTGCATATGGTATAGCGGGTTTTACCTTAGCAGTGTCAAAACGCTCAAATTTAATTTGTGTTTGTTTCTTAAGTTCTTCTGCGTTGTTGAACTGAAGGAAGGTGCCGTTAATTTGCACCCCGTATCCAGCGTTGTTTGCTTCAATGTTCCCGACCTTTTTATGACCGTCAGTGACGATCCAAAATTGGTTCTTAACGATTGGTTTTGCGACTAGTTCAGTCATTGTATTCCTTTGTTAGTGCCTTAAACAGGTCTTTCTTATGCTTCGGTGTCCAGTGCTTTGCAGTAACTCCGCAGTCACCGTGCTTACGCTCAAGATCGCAATAGCTAGTTTCAGCTTTAATACGCTCTGGGCCAGTCACCGGATCAATTACATCACGGGCCGGCTTGATAGACTTAGCACATTTGTACATAAATCCCTTAGCACCTATTCGGCCACCGAACGTAAAAATATTGTTCGCTATGCTCATCTTGCTAAATTTGCAATCTTTACAGAGATATACAGGGTCAATTGGCATTGAGAACTCCTTTGTAGGGAGAGTTGAGCCACTTTGCATACGATTCACTTTGGTCGCTGATGCGAGTAAGTTCATACTTACCACAGAACTTCATAAGATGAATGCCTACGCTAGGAGTCAATTCAGTGCGGACGTTTTCACGAATGACAGTATCAACTGCAAGCTTGA